TTTATAATTGCAATTATTTCCGGCCCGGGCCGCCCCCCCAGCCATGCTATTTGTTTTTCGGCTGTTGATTTAGTGAGCTTACTTTTTTTCTCTTTACGATGTTGCTCCCATTCTAACCAAGAAGCTTGTACTTTTTCATCAGAACCAAAAGGTAAATCGAAATCGCGCGTGCGTACTTTCTTTTTACTTTTATTTACTTCTATTTCCTTTACTTTACTTTGCGGCATTTCTGTAACAGAAACTACCGTACTATCGGTATTTCTGGATACAAATTTACCGTTGTCACGGAGTTGTTTCTTCGATAACTCTTTTGCCTTGCCTCTTTTTTCGTATACAGGAGCCAGCCTTTCATCAAGAGAATCAGAATTTATGAAACCATCTCTATTGAACAATAGCTCCAATATGATACAGTAATCAACAACACTCCGTATTTCTGTAGCAGAAACTCCGAAGTCTCCGGACATTAATTCAAACTCAAGATCAGTATAAGGAAATACATTACCGTCCGATCCAGTAATGTATTCCAATAACAAAGACCAAACAGCATAGCCAATAACACCGAATTTTGAACGCAATGCCTTAACCTTTTTATGGTTTCGCATTCCGGCATCATGCGGGAAGTAATCACAATTATTTTTTGCGGGACGAGCCATTTAATCTTCTTCCTGTCCTTCAGCTAAGAAATTTTGTATTTGGTTTGCCGTTATTTTTGGCCAGTTTGTAATCTGCCCTGAATCAATATCAATATCTAAAATTAGATAATCGCCAAAGTGTTGGCCGGGCATGAACGAAGGTACGTAACCATCATAGTCTTTTAGTTCGTTACCTTTATCATCTATTAATCTTGCTGAGAATTCATCGCAAGTTTTAATATGTATCTTCAATGTCTTTGCATTTACCGATACTTTGTTTTGAAACTCAATGTTCATAAAAACAAAATGCCCCGTGTTGTGGAACTGGGGGCATCTGTTTAGTTAACTAATTTTCTCAAGTTCCACCTTTAAAAAAATCAGTTTGTATTCACGAAATTATCTCTTTCCTACCTTTCCTCAAAACAAATCAGTGAAATAATTTTATATAAGTGAAAGTTGATTTTTTAAAAGTAAGGCAGCATTAGCATTTTTCTTGGCTTGCTGGAAATAAGATTCTTTCAATTCGAATCCAATAGCCTTACGATCCATTTTAACAGCCTGGTAAACCTCAGAACCTATGCCCATGAACGGAGTTAAGACCGTATCACCTTTATTGCTGTAAAGGTGTATAAGGCGCTCTATTGTGTCCAATTGTAGCGGGCATATATGTTTCTCATCTTTTTCATCACGCGCATTACGGAAGCCTTGCAATGTGTTTCCGTAGTCAATATCCATCCAGACAGGGGATGCATATTTCTGCCAAAGATCAACTGGTAAATCTGTATTTGTAACTGGGTTATTCCGTTCTCCATCCTTACGGAAAATCAAAACATAATCAGGTATACCAACACGGGACATAGTAGAATCCTTTTTAATCTGCTTATGGAGTAATCCAAGGGCCTTAGTACGTTGCATTTCGACAACCGGATCTTTCCATATTGTTACCCGTGAATGATATACAAATCCTTCATTTTCGAAGCATTTTAAAATAAGACCTGAGAAGTCGCGAAGCCCGATAAATCCTTCCTTACCCTTCTGAATAGGTAAATCCATGCAGTGTACAGCAACATTACGACCTGAATGCATTACCCGATGAAGTTCACGAACTAAGAAACTAAACTGTTTCATAAATTCAAGATAGTCTTTTGAATTTCCCATATCTTCAACGTGACTGGAATATGTGTATAGCTCAGCGAAAGGAGGGCTAAACACTGATAATCCAACTGACTCATTAGGTACGTCTTTAATCAGATCAACGCAATCACCACGTTTAATATTATACCATTCGTTTGATTCTGTTTCGACGTTGTAAGATTTAATATCTGATTCATTGTTAAGATCAATATTGATTGATTTTGCCATTTCGTCTTGCATGATTTCAAATTGTTTTTGTTTGGTGTCTAATGCTTGTTTTACGTTCGCCATTGTATCGGTAGTTATCAGGTATATGTTAACCTCGTTCTTTTGTCCGAAGCGATAGGAACGCCTTATAGCCTGGTATAGAGACTCAAATGAAAAATCAGGAGCTGCAAATATCTGATTCCGGCAGTTCTGATAATTCATACCGAAAGAAGCAATCTTTGTTTTAGTGATCAGAATCCTGAATTTGTTATTAGCAAACCCTAATAAATTGTTTTCTTTCCATTGGTTCGTGTCAGATCCTGAAACCTCAATAGCATCCGGCAAATGCCTAGCAAGGTAGTCACCTTCATCGTTGTGCTTTATCCATATTATAAAGTTTTCATCAGGCTTTGAGTTTACAATCTTTACAACTTCTTCAAGTCGTTCTTTTTTTGTTTCTCTTAATTCCTGATTGAAATTTGTGGCAGAAATTATAGCATCGTTAAATAATTGTCCATTGTCTCGCTTTGGTGTTATAATTTCATGCTCTAATAAATTCAATGATGGAAGCGCGTAACCTTCCATTTCAAAACCTATATCTTGTGGTTTGTTTAGCATGATTGCCCATGTTCCGACAAACTGATAAAACGATTTTATTGCATGACCTTTCAATCTCCATTTCGCAGTTTCTCCGCCATCATGAACAAAATACATTGCCAGCATTTCGTTGCGTGACACTACATCTAAAAACTCTGAATGATTACCCAACTCCATAGGATCATTAGGCGAAGGAGTTGCAGTACATGCAAGTTTGTAAGGAGTCAGTTTGAAACTATCAATGATGGCCTTCTTTGTTTCGCCTTCATAGTTTTTCAGTATAGAACTTTCATCTAAAACAACTCCGCCAAAAGCACTGCAATCAATATTATCAAGTTGATCGTAATTAATAATGTAAATACCAGGGCCAAATACATCACCCATTAATTTCAAAACAGGTATGCCGAACTTTTCACCTTCTTGTATAGTCTGGTTAGCGACGGCAAGCGGGGCCAATATCAAAACAGGTAAACCGGTTCTTGTTGTTACTTGCTTTGCCCATTCCAATTGCATTAAAGTTTTACCTAATCCACAATCAGCAAAAATAGCATACTTACCAATTCGCAAAGCGCGCTTGGTAATGAACTTTTGAAATGGAAACATTGAAGCGTTAAGATCAGATTCATGAACATTAAATCCTGATTCAATTATACGCTTTCTTTTGGAGGCAATAAATTCTTTGTATTCATCCATAAAAAAACAAAGCCCGATCAGTGTAGTGAGTACCTGCCCGGGCTTGTTAAGGTTAAGTTTTAACCGAACCTATTCTCTTGCTCACTACTTCAAAAGAAAAGGATTTTCAAATGTATATAAATTTAAGTAAAATACTTCATTTCTTTAACCCTAAATCACGGGCCTCCTTAGCTGATAGTTTGTCATGCAAAAATTTATGGCACTCAGGGCAGGTACTCAGCCAGCTTTCAACTTTATTAAGTCTTATACCCCTGGATTCTGTATGATGTATTTCAGTAGCAATGTAGGTGCATCCAAATAGCTTTATTTCGCATTCTGGATGTTCTTCAAGATACTGTTTTCTGAGCTTGGTATAAAGTTTATCATCATCAATTTTCTTATCAGAACGCTTAGGAATCTTATAAACTTTCTTCGGTTTAAGCGCGTCTGTTTCTTCCTTGCGTTTACGTCTGTTGCATGAACTACAGAACCCATTACGTTCCGGTAAGTTTTGGCAGTCTGGATGTAGGCAGCAAAGCATATCCTAACCATGTTTACGTTTAAAATCTCTTACAGCGTTTTCATGCTCAGCGAATTCATTTCGCTTTCGTATTTTCACTCGCGTGCTTTTGTGTGAGTACATCCAGTCATCAAGATTATCACTGAATACAAAGGCATAGGTCGCGTGTGGAACACTGGAAACAACGTCAGTTCGTTTGATTGTTAATCGTTTTTTATAGAGTTGTGTTGCCATAATTATTTCTCTTTAGGTATAAAATATTTTGCATACGTCTTACCTGATTTAGTTCTCACCATTTCAGTTTGAATCCTGTAACCCTCATTGCGAAGCCTATTTATAAGCACAGCTAAGCGCCAATGATTCCACCACTTTAAGCACTGAGCCTGAGTAACGGTGCTGCCTAAAAGTAGCCTAACTTTTAATCTCTCCTTGATGTTTTTCATTGTACCATTTTATAAATTCAATTACAGATTTATAAGCAGCCTCAATTAATGTATTTTCTTGCTCAAGATGTTGCCTATTAATCCTGACCATCCATTTACCTTCATTATCCATCATTCCAAAAGTTCGCGGATATGCTCTGTCATGCACAATAACATCTTTGTAACCATTTGAATCATTATATGACTCATAGGTATATTCAGCAATTTTTTGAATAACAGGCATTAACCAATCCCACGAAGTTCTATAGTGTAATTCATATTCTCTAATACAATATATTTCTCTTCCTGTTCCCTGAAAATCAAATAAATCACCTTTACTATCTTTAAGTTTAGGCATACCCATAAATTCAGCAATCAATTCATTATCAGTTTTCATAAGTCCGGTGTAATTTGATGTAACACTACAATAATGCTAATAATGGAAACTACAGTGCAAAACGAGATACTGCATCCCAAGTAAAATAAGTCCTGAATGAAGGATCTTTGAATGTGGTAGACTATTTCTCGGGGTAGGTCGTTGGGTGTGTATGGTTGTTTCATAATGAATCAATGTTGTTTAAAATGAAAAAACTAAACCGAACTTTAAAATCGCAATGCGGAAGAATCCACATAACCAAAGCCAGCAACCAAGTAGCTATTAACTTTCTGATTTCTTTTATCATGCGAGTAATTGTAATAGTTGTAACTTTTCTTTTACAGCTGCTTCAAGCTTGATAATTATTCTATCGAAATGCTCATCTATTACTTTAACCTCAATATGTGCAATTTGATGTTTAGGGTCATTCATACGATGGTCATAGGCAATAAAATCACAAAACTTCGTATCTGTGAAAAGCATGTTACTCATGCACTGCCAATAGTGTTCCGGGTAATTTCTCATTAAATCCCATTGGTCTGTAAGCATTAAATAATCGATTTGATTTGCTGAATTATAGGGGCATTTTATCTCGATTAATCGGTCAGAGCCCTTTATTTTTCGGTCCGGACTACCTCCTGCATGATCACCAAAAGGAACGAATGAAAGTATTTCGTATTCGAGGCCTTGTCTTGTGGCCCATTCCTGAGCGGCAAAAGGTTCCATTTCATCACCATGAGCGGTTGCATAACTAAAAACTTGCGGGGCACATTGACCCGTTAACGTCTCAGCAACTTTAGTCCGTATATAAGTCTCGGTAGTTTTTGAAAGACACGAAGAATCTTCAATGAATTTGGTTTTAGAACCTTTGCCAGTTTTAGGACGCGCTGCCAACTCAGCGGCATTCATTTCCCTGGTCCCCGATTCCATAAGCTTCCACATTTCAGAAGATGTAAATCTACCGGCGCGTATGTCGTGCCACATTTGAGAACCTTGCTCACTTTGTTGAGCTAATTCTTTTTCAAAAGCGTCCATCAGTTACCAAGTTGTTTTGTTTGAACTGCACCATTTAAAATGGCTTTCTGATCATCCGTAAGAATGAAATTAGCTTCAGCCAATGCAACCGTTTCAACCGCACCGGATTCAATCCGTTTTAATACTGCCTGTAATGCTTCATCAGATAAAGCTTTTAGAGCCGGTTTAAAGACATCTCTTTTCTTACGGTTAATATCCCTACCGAATATCTTACCAAGCGATTGGGCGGCGTTTTTGATACACTCAGCCTTTAGTTTAGGGAACGCTAAATCAAGTGCATTAGGTTTTTTATTACTTGAATCCAGAGCATAAAGATTTCTTTCCTGTTTGCTCATCTTGTCTTTTTCTTCAGTGCTCAATGAGTCTACGGTTATGACAATTGAACCCGCACCAGTTCTCCGTAACTCTCTACCGGTAATTGGATGCATTATAACCAAATCAATAGAGCCTTGAACCTCATTAGTTATTGCAGACCATTTGAAATTTTCTGTAGACCATTGTCCTAAGAAAAGTTCATCGAGTGTCATTTCGACAAATGAGATAGGCAAATAATTGGCCTTACCATCAGGAGTTTTATCAAACTCGCGAGGATCTGGTTCGGCATTTAGCTTGCGTGTAAAGTCCTGCATTAAAAGCCTAGCTTTATCCATGTCTTGGAATAGTTGTTGTGTTTCTGGCATGTTCTAAATATTTGGAGAAAGTATTTTTTCAGGCACATTATATTCTTGACGCTTGCCCATCGCATCGAAGACTAAAGTTTTATTTCTT